TCGTCTGGTGCAGAACTAGGTGCTGTTGCACTTGACTCTAGTTGATCTAGGTCGATATTAGCGCGTAACACATAAGCTCTATTAGAAATTCCTAAAAAGCTGTATGCGGCTACTAAGCCGTATTCGTTTGTTTCGTCACCGTGTATAGGTGATCCACCTGAAGTCTTAAACGATGGGTTACCAAAATTCTGTAGTAACTCACGTTGACTAGTGATTAAATATAAGTTGTTCGCGTTTGCGGCTGTAGTATATGCGGCTGTGGAAGTTCCGTCTGGTGCTGTCTTATCTTGTGCTGTTGCTATTACAATAAGAGGCACTGTTCCTGCACCAGCAGGTGCATAAAAACTTTCATCAGTTACGCTAATACTTACGCCTGGCGATACTAATGTTGCCATAATCTCTTCTCCTAAGTTTAGAGTGCGTTGTAACTATATTTATCAAATCGTCCAAATATAAGGCGATTTAGGCTATTAGCCCAATTTAGGAGATATTAGGTGGTATTATACTAATTTAAGGGAAGGGATAAGAAGTGATTTTTGAATATTCTTAACTTTTTCTTCTAAATCTTCGATGGAGCCGTCATTGTGAATAACGTAGTCTACCGGACTACCTACCCAGTTCCATTCAGATTCGTGTACATCTTTGTACTTAGTTTTCATAATCTTATGTGCGACTGCGCTATCGTTTGCGTCTTTAGCAGTGTCCCACCATTCAGGTAGTTCGTTGCGTCTAACCCAAATAACTTTGCCGCCCATGCGGTTAATTAGTTTTAGTTCGTTTTGGAAACGTGCATCACTTATTACTACTGTTTGATCTTTGTGACTTTTACGAATGCGATATTCCAAACTATCCATCCATAAGTCTTCGTGCCAATGCTTACGTAGGACATCAGTGCCAAGTAGCTGTAATGCAAGGCGGGGAGTAAAATTTGGAATATCTAATTTTTTTGACCAAAACAAGTCTGGGGTTTCTCGGAATTCTCTGCTTTCAACAGTGTCGCCTTCTAATAAGTCTCGTGGCCAACCGAATATTGCCGAACACACATCCTTGAGTGGCGCCGCAAAACTATCTGTTGCACAGCCAGCTTCCTCGAACATTCCTGCTACTGTACCTTTTCCACTTCCTATTAATCCAACGAGTCCTATTATAATGAGACTATCCTCCGAGCATTTATTTTAAATTATAACACTTATTTATGTATTGTCAAGTATTATGATAAATAAAAGTGTAGATCGCGTGTTGGAGCACCATCTACTCTAATACTAGAAAGGAGTATCAGCATGAGTATTTATAACTCTATCAAAAAACATAAAAGATTTACCGACGTATTACCGTACACATATTACATTAAACACATACTGTCTAATACCAAATATTATGGTGTTCGTTGGGCAAATAAAGTAAGTCCACTTAGCGATTTTGGTATAAAATACCATACCTCCGGCAAGTTCAAGGAAGAATTTAAATATCACCCCGAACGATTCGAGTACAGATTATGCTGGACGTTTGACCACAAAGATGATGCTATCTTGTATGAGAACAAAATAATAACAAGAGTATACAGAAAAAACGATTGGGCTAATAATAATGCTTATCCTGCGTTTTATAACCAGTCTGGACCAAATACTGGCAACAAAGTAACCGAAGAACAAAAAATACTTAGAAGAAAGCAAATAACCGGACGGAGAGGATTTAATAACGGAAGTAGCAATTTTCTATTGTTTCCGAATGACCCAAAAGCAAAATTGCTAGATTCGGGCTATACACAAGCGTTTAAAAATAAAGTAACTGCTTCGGCGAAGAACCGGCCTCCACGGACACAAGAATATAAAGAAAACATGTCAAGAAGTTGTAAGGGAAAGAAAGTATCAGATACTACTAAAGAAAGAATGAAGATTTCTAATAGCCAAGACGCAGTAGGCAGGTCTTGGTATAATGACGGGGCTAAAAATTATCGGCTAACGCCAGACGATAAAAGACGAAAAGTGTTATCGAAAGGACGGTTGTTATCTGAAAATCACAGAGAAAAAATCATAAAGCACAATAAATCAGAAGGGCAAAGACGGGCCGTTAGCGTAGCTAGGACTAGTGCTACCCGATAATGAAGCCGAGTGGGAAATTGCCCTCTTCCATGTTGTGTACTTGTTCCTTAAGTGCTTCCAGTTCTGCAACGGCTTCTGCTTTTAGAGCTTCACCATTAAGTTGGATATTTCCGCCTGCGCCGGGTAATCCGCTTTGGTACTTGCTACGTGCTTCGCCGAGCATATACTTAGACATTGCCAATGAGTAATTAGCTAACCAAGGATTAGCATAAACATCTCTCAACAAAACACTCTCAGGGATGAAATTGTTTACTACTGCTAACACTTCTTCTGTATGTCTTATATTTCTAAGTATTTTTAACTTCTTAGTATTTCTATTCCAGTTAAAGTCGTATTCGCTACCGAATATTCTACTAATTGTTTCTTTGTACTGCGCAAATGCGTCAAATACCGCAAGACCACCAATCTGGCCTGCCTGAAGCATGTACATATTGTTAAATGCTACATCAAATGGATCGAAGTTTGTACCGCCGCCACTGTTAGTGCCGATGCCTCGTCTGTAAAGACGCTGTACTTCCATAACCTCATCCGGAAAGGTGTATTCTGTTACACCTGCAATAGTGCTAAAAAATACTACACTTTCCTCAGTGCTACCGCTACTGGTTTGCCTGTAGACTGCTAATGCTTTATCAATAGCAACATCGTAATGTTGTCGGTCCAGTTCAACGTCTACCATATCGTCGGCTAACCGCAATCGTAATTCTTTAATAAGTTCTTCTCGGCTTAAGTAGCCGATCTGATTAATAGGCATGTAGTTTCTCCAAATACTTTACAGTATTTATCAACTAAATGCTTTTAGAATCACTATGTTAGGTCCTAGTCTGCCGTTTAACTTAGTATCCGTAGCTTTGATGCTATCGAATGCTTTTCCGTACTTAGTCTTTGCGTTGCCTTTGAACAGTTTAAGTTGCTCTTCGGGCTTACGTAGCGTTTTCTGAAAACTTAGGTTTTCCATAAAGTTTATAATCGACGCGCCTTTTACGCTTAGACTTGGACCTATATCGTCAGCCTTATAAACACCAATCTTTCTGTATTTGGTATTATACACCCAAAGCTCTCTAGCATCTATAATATCAGCTGGATTAATGCTAGCAATACCTAACTTACTATCGTTTATTTGATATTTTAGTTTAGCTACAAGTTTTTCTTTACTAACTGATTTAGGTTTGCGTGTCTTGCGTGTTGCTTTGCTAGTTTTAATGTATGTGTCGCAAGCCGCGTTAATTTTGTCAAAGAATGCTAAGAATTCCTTCTTCTTTTTAGCACTCAAATGATCGTATGCCTGTGTTAATTCCGCATCGTCGCCTTCGATTACTTCTACTATTTCAGTATAAGCAGGCTCAAATACGTCTTTAATGATTTTAGCGTGATTAGCTTTTATCAATCCGCCATCAAATGCTAGCATATCGTTATAAGGCTCAAATTTTGCTAGAGTAAAGTTGCCATCAACTAAGTCGTCGATGTAGCCTTCCCATTCACTAGTTAATCCAACTACCTGTTCGCGCATACGTTGCTGAATAGTAACTACTTTCTTTTCAGGTTTGGCGGCTTCTTCTTCAAGTTTTAATTCTTTCAAGTCTTTGCTAAGTTCAATCCACTCTACTACGTATTCTGCTATACCTGCGTCTAAGGCTTCGTATGAGAAGCCAAGTTTATTTGTAATCCAGATATATTTGCCGACATGAACAAACGTGTAATCCGGCAATAGATTTAATTGCTTACGCTGTTCTTTAGTTAATTTGTATGTTTTTAGAAAGTCTTTAGTTGCTTTAATCTTTGCCTTGTTATCAATTTCGTAGTGGACAAAGAATTCAGCATGTTGGTGAGCTTTGTAGCGTTCGTCTTCTGTACCGGTAGCCGCTTTCTTGAGATTAGCCCATACAGGTTCGGGTGTTAAATACACATTCTTCTTTTTACGTACAGCCATTATTTTAACACCTCTTTGTTATTGTATGCTTCGCGGAGTTCTTGTGGCCACTCATTAAAATCGTCAATATTAGATGACGACTTAAGTGCGTTAGACTTGCTTAAAAATCTAATAGTGCCGAGAACAGCAACCCATTTTCCGCTGGACTCTCCCGCCTTAAACGAAAAGTAACTGTTGAGAGCAATTACACCCAAAAATACCCACATATAATCTTCCATTTTTTCTACCCATTATTGTTTAAGTTCTACTATTATACACTCAAATAAGAGTATGTCAAGTTATTTAGCAACCTTTTTTGGATTTTCTACCCTTGCAAGTTATTGATAAATAGTGTTATATAACATTTGAGGAAAATTAATGCCACGTTTAAGTCTCTGGAACCCAATAAAAACGAACGATTTTAGCTTTATAGACAGAATTGTTGGTGAACATTTGTATGCTGGCGGCACTGGTGTGCTTGTACATAAGTATTTGGGTGCTAATGACCAACCTGACGTAAATGATCCAACTAGGCCAGCAACCGCAGGCACAGACGATCCTACATTTATACAAGATTTACTATTCTTAGAAAACAGAGACCGCAAGTATGATACTACTGTATACGAAATGCGCGGGCAGTACAATATACAAGATAATGATGCGTACGATTTAACACAGTTTGGTTTATTTTTAGCAAACGGTACGCTGTTTATGAATTTCCATATAGAAAGTATGTTCGAATCATTAG